CCATCTCCATGTCGCGGGTCGCCTTGTCCTCGAACATCATGTAGTCGTTCAGCACCCGCACGTCTTCGGAGAGGCCCTCTTCCTCGCCCCGCCGCACGTACACCACAGGCTCCCCCATGAAGTACGCCGCCGTGAACTGGCTGACCTCGCTGGCGTGGTTCTCGACCACCTTGTTGTTGATCTCGGGCCGAGTCGCCTTCTTCTTGTTCAAAACCGGCTGCATGCCCCGGTTGTACCGATACAGGTAGTCAATCTGCGCCGCGTTGAACCAGTGAACCGCCATGCACTCGCTAAGGACCATCTGCACATTGTCCCGCGTGATCTCGTCCACGCCGGTCAACACCTCGATTCGCCCAAACAACTGACTCGGAGGCGTCACCAGATGCGTCCCCTCGGGAATGTTGTCCCAGTACGATTCAATGTTGTTCAAATCATTCGCCACGCAAATTGACCTCCTTTCACCCAAAAATCAGAAAAGCGCGAGACGGATATTCGTAAATCCATCTCGCGCTCGTAAAGCCGTATTTCGCCTATTATCCCACAGCCATTGTATCATTATTTATGAATATTGTCAATAAATAAACCTCACTTATTGATAATTTAATTAAAATGGCCTTGCGATGACCTGCACCGTCGCCACGCCCATCGTCTCCACATATTGCCCCAACTGGGCAAATGCGTCCGGCACGTCATCATGCTTGTTTTTTCCGGCCACGGAATAGGCGCACAGTTTCCGCATGGCCTTTTTGTAATCCTTGTCGCTCACAGAATCATCCTTGAACAGACAATGCGCCTTGACCCATCCCGAATAGGTCTGGATTTTTGTGTCCTTGTGCGCCGTCGTATAGGCCGTCTCTACCTTCGTCCTGCCGCCTTTGGCTTTCACGCCATCCTGCACATTCCTGGCAATCGTGCCCCCTGCGGAATTGCTCTCGAATCGGCTCATCTGCACTTTGTGCCTCAGTAGCACCTGAATCAACATCTGCTCCACGATCTCTGGCTTGCCGTTGTCGCAGTATATCTCCTCGATATAATATCTGTCTCCATACACATAGGCCACCGGCATTACACAATCATCGGTGCCCCGGTCCTTCGTGTCGCATACCGAAATGATCCCGTCCGGCTTGCCATCCGGCAATTCAAAATACCGCTGCAATTCATCCGGGTCGTACAGCCTGCCCTCGCGCTCTATGGGATTGTTCATAAACAATGCGGCCCAGTCCGCATCCTCATACATCTCCATCATCCGGGGTATCTTCTCATCGTAATACCCCAACCCGTTCGGATAGGCAAAATTGCTGTGACCATTTTCGTCGATCAATGGCACGCAGATAAACCGCGCCCGCTCATCGCCAGCATAGGCGTCCTCCAAACGGCCCAGGATGTCATGCACGCTCCACCGCGTGGCAATGTGCAATTCCTTGCACTGCTTGCCCAGTTTTCTCTGTCGCAGATCGACATTGTATATGTTCCATAGGCGATTCAGCCGGTCCATCGAATAGGCCACGTCTGTGCCGGAAACCAGGTCGTCGCAGAACAGCAGCCGTATCGCTCGATACAAACCGGCATTACCGGAACCAATCGTCGTAAACTCCAGCGTCTCAAAGCGCTTGTTTCTTCCCAGGTCTATCCGGCAGTCCTTCGCGTTTGTACCGACGATCTTCACATTTGGGAACACGTCGCCCCAAAGATACTCCCCCTTGGGGTTCATTATCCTTAGACATTCGTCATAGGCCCCGCGGATAAACTCATGGTTGTGGCTGCCGGTCAATATGGGGTCGTCCGGATATTTCCCAGCCAGCCACGTCAATAGAAATATCGCCAGTTCACTCTTTCCTGTGCCCGGTGGCATCGAGATCGTCAGCAAATCCAGTTTGTCGTATTCCACAAGATCCATCAACGCATCCACCAGTGGCTTCAGCGCATTCCTCCGCGGATTGTAGAACATTGATTCAGGATTTCTGTTCCACTCCACATACAGCATATAACTGTCAAAGTCCCACGGAGCCGCCGCATGCAGCGCCCGACGCTTGATCTCAATGACCTTGCTGATCTTCGATGGTTCGTTGCCAAAAAACGCAAGCACATTATGCGTTATCAATTCGCTCAAACGACGCAATCCCGCCACGGCGTAGGCCCTATCGTCGCCCAGCGCCTCTTTCATCAACCCCAGGTAATACTCATATCCCCCAACGTCTTTTTTGTTCCCCGCGATTTTCTGGCGAACCATCTCTTCCAATCGCGCATACTCATTCACAGCCATACTTCTTCCTCCCCAAAAACACAAAAAGAAAAGCAAGATGAACATTTTTCGTATGTCCATCTTGCTTCTCGTAATGTCGTCTGCTATTCAGTTGTCAGCCTGTTTTTACCGATTCAGTTCCCACGTCTTTCCGCAGTTTTGACATGTGCATATCGTCTTATACACGATATGGTTCACAGTCTGCGTCGTCGTCTTCGACACAAACTTCTTCCTCCGGCCTATATGCAACAGTACCCTCGGAATAAACAGGAATATCCAGGACAGTATATTCAAAATCCACAACTCCCATCCCACCAGCAGCCACCACAGACACCCGTGTTTCTTCTCTTTCGTGTCTGTCCTACTGAACTCCGTGCTCCCCAAATTCTCCTGTATGCTCTCAATCTTCACATTGTCACTATGGCAATTCGGGCAAAACATCTGTACTTCCTCCCATCCCTTTGTTCAATCCCTGTCGTCAAGCGGTGCCGCCATCATGCCAGCTCCATCGCCAGTTCCTTCGTCTCCTCGATCATCCGCTTGTAATATGCATGCCCCTTCTCCGTGATCTTCACCGTCATCGGCATCAGCACATTGCCATCCGCCCCGCGCACACCTTCGATGTACCCGTTGCGCTCCATCACCATCAACTGAATCACCGTCTGGTCCCGCGTTATGGTCGGATAGGCTTGCTTGAACAGAGTCCTCGCCGTGCTGATCTTCCCGTCGCTGCCCTCGATCCTCTTCACGGCCTCGTAAATCGCCGCCCACTTCTCCGCGGCCCTCACAAAATGCTCCTGCGTGAATTTCATTGTATGATCCTCCTGTTACCTCAGTTTCATCTTCTCGTTGTCCCGGAACTCGCCCTTCGCAATCCGTACAATGTCGATTACCCACATCAGCGTCAAGGCCACCGTGCATACGCCCGTCACCACTTCCCGCCAATGCAGTCTAATCCACGTCCATACCGTCATGCTGTTCTCCCAATAAAACGAAAACCATATCCTGTTTCGGATAAAGTACCCGCTCGCAAACGCAAGCAAAATTGACAGCACCACATTCACCGCTCCGCGCCACGGCCTTCCCACGTAAAAATAATGCAGCCCAAGAAACCCGCCAAACACGCACAGCAGCAGCGCCACAACCTTGTGCTTCTTCGACCCCAGATAACGGTATTCGTATCGCTTTTCCTTTGCCATCGTATTTCCTCCTCTTTCCTCGTTATACCGCTCTCTTACACAGATTGTACCACGATATTTCTACGCTGTATTGCATTTTGTGAACTTTGGCTTATGCAATGCTTCTTCTAATGTCATTCCCATCTTCATTCTGTACTTTATTGTCTCTGGAATAATCTTATACTTATCACAAATTTGTTTAATTGTACCAGAATAGCCATCAACCGTGTATATTTGTTTGCGCGATTTTGTTTTTTGTTCAATCTGTTGCAGTGCGGTTTCAAGATCGTTCCCATCTTTTAGTGCTTTGCGGACCGTGGTTTCGTTGGTTTTATATATTCTGCACCATTCTGGCAATGTATGTCGTTCACCATTAATTTCATAATATTTCTTTAGTTTCTCCAAACTCCTTTGAACCGGAAGAAGACTTAAACTATATTTGCCAATATCTGATGGATATTCAAAGTTCTCATCAGACAAATAAACTCCAAGTTTTTTCGCCATAATTACTGCATTATTTGTATAAGCAGAATAAGATATTACAGCGAATTTAGTGCAATCATAAAATCTCCCACCAGCATATACTTCCTGTATAGCAGCTACACCAGTAGGACTTTTATGATTCTTACATTGAATTGCGATTCTGCTCCCATCTTTTTCAGTTATTATTATATCTACTCCAAAGTCGCCTGTTTTTGCAACCAATTCCGCATCATACCCCTGCATGACAAGCCTCGCAAATATACCCATTTCAAACGTGCTTCCTTCTATCTTTCTCTTTTTTGCTTCTTCTTGCGATCGCGTTTTCATATTATATGGGCAATTGTCTTGTCCGCAGTTATTAGCCGTCATGTATGTAAACATCTCGACAGGTCTAACTATCCTGTTGTTGCCGCAATCACATTTTGCAAGAAAACGACTTTGCACTCTCCCAACTACAACAAGATTACCATTTCTTCTTCCAATCCACTCTTCCCCGGAATAATCTTTTGGATGCCTGCATTGCGCGGATTTACCATTTACAACATCTATTATGTTTTTCCGTTCTATTTCCCTGCCACATATTTCACATTTTATCTTACACCTGCCGTTTTCATAAATATCAGCAATCACCCAACCATCATATTTTTTTGATAGATACTTTGCTTTGTATGTGTCAATAAGTTCTCTTTCTTTGATTTTTCTCTGTTGCTCTCGTTCAATTATTCGTGCTGCTTTTATCAAATCTTTTTCTTCTTCCTTTTTTTGCTTCCTGCATTCGCAGAACAAAGAACGGCCTTTCCCTCTTCTCCAATCATTTGTATGGTACTGATATCTTTCTTTACCACACAGGTTACACTTTATTTTCCACCTTTGGTCGCGCTTACCCCAATCATATTCAACATCTAAACAGACAAAATCACCTA